TTCTACGGTTGGTTTCCCTGGGACTTCTTACTTAGGCTTACGGACAGATATCCCCTCAAACTGGCCGTTAAGGGAGGAACAGTACCTTGCTCTGCAACAACGATTGTGTTCACCTCTAACAAACACCCAAGAGAGTGGTATCCCAATTCACGATATGAATGGAACGCCCTCAATCCCCTTAAGCGCAGATTTGGAGACAACATCACCGAGCTCACCCCACCCCTGGGAGGAGACAGCATGGCTGTTGTACCACGAGAACCCCTTCCTACATACCGAAATGGATTACCTGTAAATGTTGAATTGGTGGATTTGTCGGAAGAATCATTATAAATAAAGATAATTTTTTCACTCTTCACTCTGCCCATCATTTCCGAGTTAACTAAGTATCGACAACTTAACCCACTAGCCGAATCTTTCGAATGCCTCCCAAACAATTGTTTCAAAAAAAGTACGGCTCAAAAAACAAACAAGGCGCAGCTCGTGCAGCGGTTGCAGCAGCTCGAGCATCGCTTATTGCTTCTAGAAGAGGCCCTTCTGCAACTACCGTCCGAACAGGAGGATTCGGACCACGATTCGCAGGAGAATTGAAAGCAATTGATGTTAATCCCACTTCTTCCAATTGTGTGTTAACTACTGCTGGAATTACTTTATTGAATGGAGTAGCCACTGGTACTGACTTCACAAATCGCATTGGAAGGAAGATTATGATGAAAAGTATTTTCATCAGAGGTTGGCTCCAGGGGCAGGATATTGCCAATGGTTCACCCTTGGGAAATCTCTGTAGAATAATGGTTATATATGATAAGCAACCCAATGGAGCCGCTCTCACTGGTCTTCAAGTGTTGAAGACTATCGATTCTGCTGATCAGTTGAATTTGGACAACAGAGAAAGGTTCTCTGTTCTTGTGGACAAGACAGTTGCTCTTGGTACAATCACCAATGTTGCCACTCAATCTGTTGCTGGAAGCCCCACTTGTAGGGCCATTAAAATTTACAAGAGACTCAACCTGGATACTCAGTTTATTGGTACTGATGCTACAGTTGCCAGTATTCAGACAGGAAGTCTCTATTTATTGACCTGTGGTAGTCAAGCCACATCAGATGGACATGTTTTCTATTTCTCGAGTCGTATTAGATTCACTGATAATTAATAAAACTCTGATTCTCCCTACTTGCCGCAAAATCCTTCTCTGATATTATCAAAAAGTTAGCCCCCCATTTATGGGGAGATGGTAGCCGCCCGCGTGCTCCGGAGGAGCACCCTGCGCAGCAGCCGGGCGCGCTACCATCGGGGCCCCTTAAATTGTGGGCGACTCAAAACCTTGCCAGAATAACAAACAAACATACACTCCGCCCTAAAGCCCGCCGCAGGCGCGCGATTTTTCGCGATATAACTTCTGTTACATCGGTCAATATCGGTCAAATATACTCGATTAGGAATGTTTCCCGCCCGGGAAGTAATATATTAGGAAAGTTCCCGCTTACAAAAAAGGAAATCTTCCCGCCCGGGAAGTTTATTTTCCCATAATAAAGTCTAAAGTCACGCAGCTAGAAGTGTCTGGCCTAGTATTACCCAGACACTTCTGTTACAAAACTTCTGTTACACCATACAAAATGGAGCAAAACAACACTGCTGCTAGAGCCTACTGCTGGACTGTGAACAACCCAACTGATGATGAAGTTTTGGTGCCTCAGACGTGGGAGTCTACTTCATACACCTACTTGGTTTATCAATTAGAAGAGGGTGCCGAAGGCACACGACATCTTCAAGGTTATGTTGCCTTTCCGAAAGTAGTTCGATTCAATAACTTCTGTTCCTGGTTCCCAAGAAGACCGCATGTGGAGAGAGCTAAAGGTACTGCCAAGCAAAATCGAACCTACTGTACCAAATCCAAGGGCCGTATCGAAGGACCGTGGGAATTTGGAGTCATGCCTGAGCAAGGTAAGAGAAACGACATCCTTGCAATGAAGGCTGACCTTGACTCTGGTGCTAGTCTTAGACAGATATCCGACGATTATACTGGATTGTTTCTACGCTACTCTCGAGGAATCAAAGAATACAAGATCTTGCACCATGTCAACACCAACGAAGCTAAAACGGTCAAATGCCTGTGGGGATCTACGGGAGTTGGCAAGACGAAGCATTGTTGGGACAATTACCCCGAAGCTTATTGGAAAACAAGAGATCCAGGAAATGCTCAATACTGGGACGGCTATGACGGCGAAGATACAATTGTCATCGATGAGTTCTACGGTTGGTTTCCCTGGGACTTCTTACTTAGGCTTACGGACAGATATCCCCTCAAACTGGCCGTTAAGGGAGGAACAGTACCTTGCTCTGCAACAACGATTGTGTTCACCTCTAACA